AAGTCTTTAGATTTTTTTCTAGGGTGATCAACACGATTACCCTTCATTATTTTTAACTCTGACATTTCTTCTAACAATAGCGGAATCATAGGTATTGCAACACGCTCTTCATAAATCATCATTGCAAGATCTTCATAATGTTTTTTAGCAACAGAAACAGTATCAGTTCTTATTCCTACTGCTTTTAATTCATTTTGAATATCAAATGATTGCCAACGGTCAAAAGACACAATGCCAATATTAAAACCTTGTCTACGTAGATTAATAATCCATTGCTTTACTTCAGAAAGATTAACTGGACCTTCTGACTTTGGTTCCCACCATGCAACTGCATCCACTATTACGATTGGGGCTACCTGTTCATAATCTTTAATTACCTGAATATTTACCCATTTATCTACGTGTGCAATTGCTACCGCACACTTATCGTGTTTTTGTGCAAGGTCAGCGTGTATGTAATAAACCTTGTCTGGATCTGGTTTAAAGTTTTCTGAGAATCTTCTAAAACTATCAACAGGGTTTGCCAATGTCATACATTTTATTAACTTGTCTTTTTGTTTAAAGAATGCATCAGATGAATATGTTGGTGTACATAAAAAACGCATCATTGCATCACCAAGATCCGTTAAAAATGCAATCTTAAAATCATCTATTTTACGAGTAGGATTTACTTCCCATGTTGGACGTTTAAGAGCCAAGACTTTTGGAATCTTGTAAGAAAGGATGTGGTCCTCTTCCCATGTAATTTCAAATTCATTATCTGGTCCTTCTGGAAGTTCTTCATTAATAACAAACTTATGTCTACGTTCTATTGTTTCTTTTTCAGCAATTACTCCATCATATCTTTGTGAAATAAAGTCACCCTGATATCGTGGGAATGAAAGTAAAACTACTTTACCCAGATCTGGAAAACGAGAATCTACGGTACCACGAAATGCTTTATAGATATTGTCAGCAGTCTTTCCTTGTTCATTACCAGTTCCAACTTCAGATGCAAAACCAGAAATTTCATCAAGCACTGCAAGGAACAAGTTTAAACCTTCGTGTGACTCTCTTTCGGAGTGTCCAGAATAAACAGTAATTGCTTTATCAAACTCAATTGAGTCTGCTTTAGGATTATACTTTCCAGCAAACCATGGTGACTTTTCAATCTTTGTTTTAAAACCTTTAAAGAATACGTTTTTAGCCTGTTGTGCGTTAATAGCAACGTTAATAATATCAATAGCATCTCCAGATGGTTTTCCATAATACGATGCTGGATCTTTAAGACATAGTAGTTTATATACTACATATGCACAGGCTACTGTTGATACGAAGTCTTTTCCAGATCCCTTGCCAAGTTGCAGAATAATTTCATTCTTAGTATATTTTGAAAAATAAGCAGATCCTTCTGCCTCACCCATAATCTCTATTAAATCTTCTTTACGATAAATCTGACTCATTGCCTCAACAATGTCATATTGTATGTCAGATAGTTGTGGTTGTCCTAGATAGTCTGGAGACTCAACAAATGTCTTTGCATTTACTGGTGTTTCTGCAAAATGGTTTTCTTTTAATACTTCAAAAAAATCATTGAACATCGTGGACAACTGTAATCACTTCGCCTTCTTTAGCAATTGCTGAAAGCCTATGCATAATAATGTCACGAACTTCTGGATGAGATGATGCAATATCTCTAAGAATTCCTACAAGAACTTCTTGCCTACGTTCAATCTCAACCATTTCTTCTGCAAGTTCCTTGTTTTCAAGTAATCCAGCCTTTTGCAACATGTCAATTCTTTTTGATTCAATATCCATGACAAGTTTTATGCCTGCTGTTTTTGCACTAAGATTACTTGTTAAACTTGATTCATCAATAACTTCGTAGGCTTTTGTAATAAGTTTTGTATAGTGTGTGTCTGCTCCAACTAATGCCTCTTTAGCACGAGCACGAATAGCATCATTAGCAGATGCCATAACTTTCCACTCATTAATTAATTGAACAACACGAGTGCGTGGAATATCAAGTTCTTTAGAAATAACTGTTGGATCGTTACCTTTTAAATATTCAGTTACAACAGTATTAACTTGGTCTAAGTGATCTACTAAATCTTTTTCAGTTGACATTTTTTTCCTTTGCTATCTTAAGCAAAACTAAATATCCAATAAGGTCATCAATGTCATTGTCTCCGACATACTCAGTGCCCTTCATTAGCCTACTTAACTTATCGTCAATTCTAACTCTAAGTTGTTCTGCTGGGTCTGCCTTACTAAAAATTCTAACTGGGTCTAAAGCAGAGTCTCCGTATGCAATATTTTTTTCTATTAGCATATGTGCAATAGAATGACATGTTGTCCAAATACTAGAACCAGATGGAGCGCCAACTGATTTTAAATATAAATCTTGACAACTAAAATCTACAACATCTTCGTATACTGGATTTAGTTTCATCGCTTAGATTTTCTCAATCCAAATTTTGCAAGGTAAACATAGACAGTTTCCACAGTGCATCCACACTCCTTTGCAATTTCTTCTGGAGTCTTCTTATCCATAACATAACGCTTACGCATAAAAATCTCTGATGTATATAGTTTAGCAGCCATGATGTTATTTGTCAAACCCTACTGCTTTATCCCAATTATTAATAGCCCAATGACCGATGCCACAAGCGTCAGCAACGTCATTATCGTTAATAGTTTTATCATAGTTGATTTCAATTAATTTCATCGTCCTTTCTTTTCTAAATTGTCTTTCATATGTTTTATACCAAGAGTCTGACTTGCCAGGATTTTTTGATCTTAGCAATAACTGTTCTTCTTTAGTTAATTTTTTATTACCAAGATAGTTTTGCCAAGTGATTGGAGATACTCTTCCAATAGTTTTAATGCCATACATAGCAGCAGCACCCAGCAATGCTCCTTGTACTAGTGCCAAATCAGCAGCAGTTTTTGGACTATTCATAAATACGGTATGTTCAATAACAATAGCATCTGTCTCTATTACTGCATCAAAATATGCTAATGTTTTTCTTGCTGCATCTCCAACTTTTTCATAAACATTATTACCTTCAAAATTAATTTTACCAAATTGGTTTAGTTCTTTATCAATAAAAAGTGCATAGGCAAGACTGTTAGTGCTAGCATCAATAGCACATATTCTTTGTGGTTTACCAGTTTTGTTCATAGTCAATAATTCCTTTTAATTGTTTTAACATTTTTTCTACTTCTTTTTTACTTACATTACAGTTAGAGCAAAATCCAGAGTCATTATAAATAGAAAGATCTGTGCCACAACCACCAAGGCAAACTCTTTTTTTGCCTTTTCTTCTTTGTCTGCGAGTTATTTGATATCTTTCTGCTATCTTTTCTTTTGTGGCATCTTCTCTACATTTTTCTCCACAATAGATTTGATAACTTACTTTAGGTTCAAAGTGATTATCGCATCTTTCACATAGTTTCACTTAACCCCTCCAGGGACTTAAGTTTAATCACTCCAGTTCCTGCATCTGCACACGCCTGTTGAATTGGACATGTTTTACAGATCTTTGAGTTTGAGCGATAATTTTTTGTAGGTAATGTACGATCTACCCAAGCCTTGCGAACATCACGCATCCACTGAAAAGTATTATCAATCCATTGACGATAATAGTCATCTACCTCAACTGGAAGAACTAATAGTTCGTGGTTATTTTTATTTTCATAAATCAAAACACCCTTTTTCTTACCAAGTATCTTCATATAAATAAGCAATTGAATAAGATGACCAAGTTTTGGTTTCATAGAATTCTTACGATACTCAAAACCTTCGTTAAGCATTGTTTTAATTTCTCCAACAATATCTTCACCTTCCCACTCAATCATGGCATCCCCATAACCAAAGATTGGTGGATCATCATATCTAATTTTAAATTCTGTTGTTGGTTGATTGTCGTCATCTCTAAATATTTTTGCTACTCCAGCATTCATCATTGCTGATTGAATTCTTCCATGAGAAAGAGTTCCAGCAGTCATATTTGCTGCACCATACGCATCTGCATTATCTTCAAATGTAGCACCGTCAAATGCTAAGTACCAGTATCTAGGACACTCTCCATGGCTGTATGCAATAGTTGATGGAGCAAACGTTTTCTTTGTTTGAAACTTTGGTCCACGGTTAATAACATACCCTGATTTAATTTTTTCAATCAAGGCATCCGAATCTAAGATATTGTTCTTATTTGAAACACTTTTAATCATAACGCTTTGTAGTAAATTTTTTGTCATTTTATCCCCTGTTTATATAAGTATACCAGTTAGCGCATTATGTATTTAAGTGCTGATACCAGATCGTTGATTGCCTGTGCTGCTGTAAAATATATGTTTTTCTTTGCCCTGTCTGATTTATCAACATTTGCCATCCATGTTGCTTTAAAAGACATTTTTGCTGCAATTGCCTGTAGCCTTACTATCTCTAAACTGGCAACCTGAATAGGAACATCTGGCTTAATAATGATTTTTGCAATCATTGTCAGGGCAGTTGTAAGTTCTTCGTCCTGCATATAGTCTGCTATTTCGCTTAATCCATTAACCATATCAATTGTTGTTTTTTGTGGTACCGTTTCAGACATTTTTGTCCTCCTCTGTCAATTGTTCTAACATTTCCATTTCAATTATAGCAAGCCTTACTTTTGTATTGCCCTCACCAATGACTACAATAATTGCTGCAGATTTATCTCTACCTGCTTTTATAGCATCTGTTACTGCTTTAGCCCACACATCTTTATTGAGTGTAAAAGATTTTCCAACTTCTTTAAAATCAACAACAAAATTACGCCAAGTAGCATCACCCTTTTGTGTATTTCTGCCAGAATTTTTATGCTGCTTAGCACCTATTCTTTTTGATTCATTTTTTTCACTCATCAACAAAATCCTTTTTCTTTTTCTTTTGTGGCAATAATCCAACTTTTGAAATGTGTTTTTTTGAACACATCCATGTTGCATCTCCAGCCTCAATCCAATATCTTAAAGATGTTACTTCTTCTTGACAGGTTTTGCATGGAAACTTGCCAGGATAGACAGAAAACTTTTTATCAAGCATTAATTATTTTTGACTTAAGTTGCTGTTGCAAGTCTAGGTCTTCCTTAACTCTATTAATAAAACCATCACGTCCTTGAATTTTTGTTCCGTCATCTAGTTGATACCATGCTCCAGTTCTATTTACAAGGCCAATAGACTCTGCAGTGTCAACAAGATCACCAATAGAATCAATTCCTAAGTCATCTCCTCTAAAATAAAAATCATATTCTCCAGATTGAAAACCTGGTGATGTTTTAGAAAATTGAAGTTCCCAACGAATTTTTCTACCAACCTTTTCTTCAATCAACTTATCGCCAACTTTAATCTTTCCTTTTATAGCCTGATTATCTGATTCAGAAGAAAACAGTTTAATTACTGTTGACGAGTAAAATTTTGTAGCCTGCCCACCTGTTGGTTGCTGGCTTGTATACATTGCATTAATATTATTACGTGATTGTGATATTAAAACAAAAAGAGTAGGCTTAACTTTATTGTTAGCATAGTTAATCATCTTCCAAGCATTGCTAAAGTCACGAGACTCTGCACCAATCTGCTTTGTATTTTCTAGTTGTTTAAGTTCATCAGAATCTTTTTCAAAGTAAATTGCTGGAAGTAGTGATGTAATTGAGTCAACCACAACCATATCAACTCCAGCATTCATAAGATTAGTTCCAATATCAACCATTTCATTTATTGTGCGACATTGTGAAACAATTAGTTTAGAGGTGTCAACACCAAGGTGCTCTGCCCAGGCTTTATCATATGACATTTCTGCATCAATCCATGCACAGATCTTTCCTTCTTTCTGTGCCAAACCAATCATCTGAAGGCATAAGGACGACTTTGCAGAAGACTTTGATCCCCAGATAAGAACCTGTCTACCATATGGCAATCCACCATTTAAAGCCCTGTTTAAGCCAAAACTAGGAGTTGCTGCATACTCTGTTGCTGGAATTGTATCTCCAGACATGACAGTCTTTCTTAGTTTAGGATTTAACTGTGCTAGTACATCTTCTATTGTTACTGTCATTAGAACCTTACCCCGTGTTTTTCTGGTCTAGTTTTATTAAACTCTACCTTTTCATTTAAAGCATTATCAAGTGATAATCTAGTATACCCTGCTTCAACAACTCCTGCATAAAGATCTAGTGTACGAATAATAATATCAGCAAATTCTTTTGTTATTTCTTCTTCACCCTTATCTTTACGAATTGCTTCCATAACTTCAGTTACTTCAGAAACAATCATCATGCATTGCTTAGCAACAAAAATATCATCAATATCTTCAGGCCAAAAACCTTTTTCAGTTGCAGCCTTGTGTAATTCAATAGCCATATCATCAAGCATGTACATCCTCCATAATCACTGTGCCATCTTTTGTTTTACCAAAACTAAATTTATAAGCATTTCCTTCTTGTATATGCATATATGCTTTTGGAAATGCTGTTGGAAATACCGTAACAGAGTGTAAGTCTCTTGCGGTGTCTGCCAAAGTAAGAGATGCCATTTTCTTTCCAGTTTTTGTAATCCTTGATTTAAAGGAAACAACAAACATTTCATCATCTTTATAAGGTAACTGTTTATAGTTTAAAAACTTTACTAGGGCTTCAGATGACCCCTTTAATTCATCAACTGGTATTGCTGAGAGTATGCGGTTATCACTAGCAAGAATTAAACATGTTTTTCCAGTTTCAATCTTTGTTTGCTCATCGTCAAAGATTCCAACACTACCAGTCTTATCAAGTATTTCAACTCTTGACCAACCTTTGCCACGTTTAATAGATTTAACCATACCCATCAAAATAAAAGATCCTTTTTCTTCAAAGTCTTCAATTGGTTGAATAAATGCATGATAGTGTGAAGGAACACTAATATTAAATTCTGGAAGATTTAAATACTCGTATAGGTTTTCTTTAATTTCATTATCGTTTCGTGGATTATCAATAAACGTTGCTGCACCAGTTAGTCTTAATGCACTCAACGCTCTACTATTTACTCCATTACCTTTTGTAAAAGTAAACTCTTCAAGTTCTTTATAGTTGTTAAATGGTCTAGCATTAATATATTTTTGTGCAATATTATCTGAAATAAATTTAATTCCAGTCAATCCAAAACGAATTCCCTTGCCTTCAATTTTAAAATCTAAATCTGAATCATTAATGTGTGGCAACTTAATTGCAATACCCATACGCTTTGCTTCAATTAAGTATTCTGTACGACCATCTTTATCTTTCTCATTTTTGAGAAGAGCAAACATAAACTCTAACGGATAGTAGTATTTGATCCACGCTGTCCAATACGAGAGAGTACTGTAAGCAACGGCATGCGATTTGTTAAACGAGTAGCCTGCATGCGCTTCAAAATCATGCCACAGATCCAAAGCGGAATTAGGACTAATATACCTAGAGGCACCAGCAACAAACCTATCACGGAATTCATCAAATTCTTTCGCATCTTTTTTCTTACCAATAATCTTTCTTACTTTATCTGCCTCTGCCATTGTCATACCACCAAGGTGGACGCAAGCCTGCATAACTTGTTCTTGATATAGAATACACCCATATGTGTCGTTAGTAAAGTCTTTCATGATTTGGTGAATATATGAAACATTTTGTTTTCCATGTTTACGAGCAATATAGTCTTTACCAATTGTGTTCATTGCTCCTGGACGAACCAAGGCATTTGATGCAGCAAGTTCGTTAAAGTTCTTTACACCCATCTTAACTAAAAGATTGGTGTATGGTGTTGCTTCACACTGGAACACACCCTTTGTATATCCATCTGAAAGCATTTCATATATCTTTGAATCTTTCATATCTAATGATAATAAATCAATATCAACATAATGATTTTCTTTAATCATTGCAATTGCGTCTTGAATAACGCTAAGAGTTTTTAATCCAAGAGCATCAATTTTGATTAGACCAATTCGTTCTGCTTCACTCATATCAATTCCAACAACTGGAATTCTTTCATCTGATCCTGGAGATGAACGAGTTTCTAATGGCGCATATCTAAATATTGGATCTTTACTTGTTACAACTCCAGCAGCATGGATTCCTGTACCACGAATTCTTCCACGAAGTTGATCTCCATAAATTACAACTTCTGGATATTTTTCTCTAAACCAAACTGTATTTTTTGATGTACAAAACTCATCCCATGTATCAACAAGTTTAAGAACCTTGTTAACATCTGTAAGCGGTATATCAAGAACTCGTGCAACATCTCGCACAACACCTTTATCTTTAAACTCAAGGAATGTAGCAATAGATGCAACGTGTCTATACTGTCTAACTAAATAATCTTTTACATCATCACGTCTTGTATCTTGAATATCTGTATCAATATCAGGAAAGTCATTACGCTCTGGGTTGATAAATCTAAAGAACAATAATCCATGCTCAATAGGATCAATGTCTGTAATTCCAAGTAGATAGCAAACAAGTGAGCCAGCAGAAGAACCACGACCAGGACCAACCATAATGTTTTCTTTTTTAGCCCAAGAGATCATGTTTTGAACTACAAGAAAATATGGTGCAAACTTTTTATTACGAATAATTTCTAGTTCTTCCATTAAACGAACATCATAAACATCATTGCCAACCCAGTTAGAGTTAAGTCTTTTTTCTTCTAAAGCAGCAAATGCTAAGTTAGCCAACTCTTGGTCTGGATTTTTATATTGAACTGGAAGAAGGTCAAGTCCATCTTTTATATCATAATCTTGTACTGTCTCTGCTAGTTTAAGAGTATTCTCATAGATGTCTGGTCTATCAATACCCTGCGCTTCCATAGCAGACTTAATTTCTTCATATGAAAGTAAGTGAATGTCAAATTTATTAAAAGTAATCTGTCTATCTTCTCCATAAAGATAATCTAAACGCTCCATCATATTTTCTTTTTTCTTAGACTTTTCATATGATGCTTCTTTATTAACCTTAGCGTGAGTATTCATAAGCAACTTAAACTCTTGAATCTCTCTTTGAGATGTATCAGAGTGATGGCAATCTGGCGTTACAACAACCATAATCTTAAATTCATCTGCTAATTCAATAAGATGTTTATTAATTTCTGGAGTGTTGTGTGGCATAACCTCAATGTAATAGTCACTACCAAACGTATCTTTAAACCACTGTATATGTTTCTTAGCAAGTGCAAATTCATTTTCTTCAAGCGCTTTTACAATAACGCTACTTGGACATGCAGAGGTTACAATAATTCCTTCACTATACTTTTTAAGAATTTCAAAGTCAAACCTTGGTTTCTTAAAGTATCCATCAGTCCATGCAATTTCACTAATCTTGTTAAGGTTTTCTAAACCTACTTGGTTCTTGGCTAGAAGAACTATATGGTTATAGACAAGATCTTGTTGACCTTCTCTTTCAGACTTATCTCTGCGGTCAGAGATGTCTGCACACATATAGCCTTCTAGACCAAGTATTGGCTTAATACCCTTTTCTTTTGCAGCACGATACATTTCTCTGTGACCAGATAATGAACCATGATCTGTAATTGCAAGAGCAGTCATACCCAACTTGCTAGCACGGTCAACGTACTCTTGTGGAGTCGCTACGCCGTCAAATAGGGAGTAGTGAGTATGAACATGTAAGCCTACGTAACTCATTTTACCAATCTGTGTTGGTTGATGATGTTACAGATGGAGTATCAAACCCCAAATAGAATGCCTCTTGTTCAGCATATGGAATCTTCTTCAATGCTAATTCAAGAGGGTATGCTTTGTGTGCTGCCCAGTCAAATGGTTCTTTGTCTGGCGCAGATGGAATAAGTGTGTAACTTGTTTCAGTACCCTGACCGTTACGCTTTAACTTCCATGAAATGTTTGAGATGCTTCCTGTTTCAAGAGCATACTCACGAATAGTATTAAATGCAGATTGCTTGCTTACGCCCATTGACCAAATAGCCACATATGGCTCTTCAATTCCATCATCTACAAGTACGTTGCAATAAAAACGAAGACGTGCTCTCCAGCCAGCCTTTGGATCTTTGCGATGCATTTCTTCAGCCCAGTCGCGGCCTTCAGATTCCATAGTGTCTACAGCCTTACGCTTGTAATCTTTTGGATTTGTGTGTTCTTTAACAACAAGTGCTAATCCACGTTCTGGATTATAGTTTGCAGAATCTTCATCAAGTTCTTCAATGAATCTGATTTTTGCAGATTGTCCATCAGCAAGTTTTAACCATCTTACCTTTGGAGAGTTTTCGTCATACTTTGGCTTATCAACTAGGGCATTAATGTTCTTGAGTCCCTTTACAATAGTCATATTATTCTTCCTTTTCTGTTTTATCTATCTTAACATACCAATGATAGAATTGTCAAACTGGAACTCCAGTTTTTTAATTGCATCATCATCCATGTCGCCTATGTCTTTATATTTTTTATCTATGTAAACTGATGTGACTATTGATCCAAGTTTTTCAATTAACTTATCTCTCATTATCACACCAGCATCATCGTTATCCGCAATCAGTACAACGTTATTAAAATATTTTTCTAATAACTTTATCTGTGCTGCAGAAACATTTGCCCCTAGGGTAGCAACCGCAGGGAATCCAACTTGGTCTAATCTAATTGCATCAAAAGAAGATTCTACAACGTATACAGTGCTTGATGCCTTAATTCTATGAAGATTAAACAATACCTTACCTTTTGGCAATCCAGGTGTATTTTTAAATTCTTTTCCTTCAACAGTTCTAGCAACAAACCCTATACACATTCCATCTGGCGAGTGTATTGGTATTGTTACTGAGTCTTGTTTTTCTGAATATCCAAGGTTAAATTTATTAATAGATTCTTTTGTAATGCTTCTTCCTTCAAAATATCTAATTGCTCTTGGAGATTCTAATGCTTGGTTAGTTAATCTTTTAATTAAAAGTTCATCATATTGAACAAATTCTGGTTTTTCAATTAAGGCTTTATTAACAGAATCTTCAATGCTTGTTTCTTGTTCTTTGCTTTTAATATATCTAATTGACTCAAAGTATGTTCTGTTAGATGTGTGCATTATAAACTCAATAAGGCTTTTTGTTGTTTGGCATCCAAAACAAAAAAACGTTCCATGATCTTTTGATACTTCTCCAGCAGGAGTTCTATTGTTATTATGATATGGACAAAAAACAATATAGTCAGTTCCATACTCTGCTTCAATATCAATTCCAGCACCAGTTAGAACACGACGCACCTGTTCTGCCGTATACATATCCTTAACCATTTTTATCCTCATAGTCTTTATAACGATAGTATCCTCTATCAAAGTCTACTTGAACTAAAAAATCACCCATAAAACCATTTCTATTTTTTCTAAATACGCATTCAATAATATCACTATTGGTAGCACGACCAAGAGCCATTACCCAGTCAGCATCATAAGCAATCTGTCTTGACCAAGCAGTTTGACCTAAAGTTGGTGGGCTAGATAAATCCTTAACATCATCTGGAGTAGCAGAAGAGATAGCCATGATTGGAACCTCTTCACTAATAGACATAAGTTTTAATTCACGAGAAAGGTTTTTCATACGAACTGTTTCATTATCTGATTTTTGATTTGGACTCATTAGTTGTAAATAATCTACAACAACAAAGTCTGGCTTATACTGATCAATCTTTCCTC